AAGAGACAACGCAGAGAAAATTAAAGCCCCAGCGTGTCAAGGAAGTCTTGCCGCAGACAATCGGCAGCATGGTCGATCCCGATGACGCCGGATACCGCAGTCTCATGCAAGGCGCGTCGAATGATATGCCGTCCATACAGCATGAGAGGGCGCTGGAGTTGAGCAATTTTCTTTATGAACGCGACGGCTGGGCAGCGCGGTTGATTGAGTTGCCGCGCAAGGCTATGCTTTCCGGCGGGATTGGATTCCAGCCGACGTCGGAAAAGAAAGACGAACGGAAAATTGTGCAGTGGCTTTTAGATGATTGGTGGGAAACTGGAATAAGGCCATTTCGGGATCGCTTTCTGGGTTCGCTTGGAAATAGTCTTTTAGATGCGGCGCAGGTCAATGGAGAATTGACCTTGCCATTTTTTGTTTATCCCGAGAACGGCATGATTGAATTTGGATATATTGACGCGCGTAATATTGAGACGGTCAATAAGCAGCCGGGCAACGCGATGGAGTTCAAAAACATTCTGTTGAAGCGTGATCCACAGAATCCGGATCGCAAGCGGGAGTTTGATATTTTACAGCAGCAGATGACGGGAGACTGGAAGGGCGAGTGTGTGCATCGGGCTTTATATGCGCCGGTCAATGCGAGACGTGGGAGACCTTATATCATTCGCTTTATCGACTTTCTCGATTTGTTCGGTCAGTTTGTTTTCAATGAAGGGGAGCGGGCCGTAAACTTGCAACGTTTTCTTTTGGATGTGACGCTGAATAATAAATCGCCAGAAGAATGTGCGGCATGGTTGCGAGCAACCTTTCCGAACGGCTTCACAAAGCACACTCAGCTAATTCGTGCGCACAATTCTGATGAAATTTGGAACTATAAGACTCCAGATTTGAAAGCCGGTGATTCGTCGGCGATGGCTGAAATGATGAAGGCTAATGCCCTCGGGCCGACTGGATGGCCGTTGTTTGCTTTTGCTGTCGGCGGCAACATCAACAACACCGTCTCGCGTGAGATGATGGTGTTTGCGGAATGGGAAGTTGCCACGGTCGGAGCATGGGTGGATAACGTTCTCAAGGAAATAGCATCATTCAAATTATGGGTATCGCAGAAATATGGTCAACAGACTCCATACGGTAGATTGACGCCGGAAATGGATTTAGGGTTTAAGGTCAATCGGGGCAAGGCTTTCCCGCGCGACGAGGTGCAAGCCAGCGCCACGCTTTCGCAAATTGTCGGCAGTGTCAACATTGCAATGGATTCGGGCTTGTGCAGTTTACAAACTGCCCAGGAGGCTTTTCTCGTAGGCTTGCGAGCCCTGGGTATTAACAAGAGTGTTGAGCAAATTAACAAAGAACTTGATGCCGAAGAGCCTGGAGATAAATTTCAAGATTTTGACGAAAAAAGCGAGACCTCGCCGGAAGATATTTTGCAGGAGCCGGTCTCACCTGTTGGAGAAAAAACAAATTACGGGGAGCGCGAAAAGGAAGCTCGCCGCCGACGCAAAGGTATTTATGACGCGACAACTCACGAATCTTTTTGTAACGGCTGGCATAAGTTGAGCGGGAATGGGAAAATATAGGTCTTATCATGAATTAGATTATTTTCTGCGTAGCTGATAAAAAGGCCCGAGAAATGGATTGCCAAGATAAAGTGGATTGATAGTAGATTTTAGAATTGAGCGTTAAAATGTTGGCCTAGAAGCAGCCACCATCTAAGGAGTGCATTTCTCACTGTGAGCGTAAAGCCCTGTTCGGTAAAAGAACAGGAGGTATGCGCTGGCAGGTAAATGAGAAATGCTTTGGCGTAAAAGCACATTAGCGCTTTAATTAATTTGAACTGGAATGTTGAATGATAATCCATGAATCGACGCGCGCCGACATACGGGCGTATCAGAAAAAGACGAATGAAATACTCCGCAAGGTCGGCAAGATTGACAAGGATGCGGTGAAAAAAGTGTCGGTCTTTTTGCGGCAGATGCGGGCTGACATTGCCGATGCCGTAACGCGCGCCACGGGTTTTGATCAATTGCACTTTACGCAGATACTTTCTGATATCGAAGGTGCAATAAACGTTTTTCAGCAGCGATACCATGATGTGTTGATTTCAGCAATTGGAGACGCTTGGCAAGGCGGCAAGGAATTGATCGACCTGCCGCTTGCCGCGGCGAATATTCGTTTTGCCCCTTCACCGGTGATTGATTTGGATTACATTGAATTTTTGCAGCAATATTCTGCCAGCCTCATAAAAGATTTGGGCAAGCAAATTCAGCGACGGGTTGACTCGGCATTGCGTTTGGCGATGCTGGGGGCAAAAAATTCAAATGAAGCAATGGCCGAAGTGGGGAAAATATTGCGCAAACGAACGGTCTACGATGCTGAAAGGATTGTGCGAACAGAAGTGAGTCGAACTTTAAATCTTTCCGCGCAAAGGCGAATGCAGGATGCAGATGATAAAATTCCAGAGTTGCGAAAATATTGGTTGCATACGACGGATAGCCGTGTAAGGCCATCGCATTTGAACGTTGGGTATGCAACCAATCCGAACTTTGGCGGGACACCTATTCGTGTCAATGAGAAATTTACTATCGGCGGTGAGCGAGTTAACGGACCTCATGATCCCGCGCTTTCTGCCGAGGAAACTATAAATTGTCGTTGCAGGGTTGTCACTATTTTAATCTAGCTGGAGCAAGCAATGAAGACAGCAGCAGAAGCAAAAGATGCGAAGGAAAAATTTAAGACTAAAATCGCCAATATGATTGCAGGGGCGCAGGAAGATTTTGTCCCTAATAAACGCCGTGGGAGAAAATCAAATCCGAATGTAAGAGTTTTGTCGCAGATTACCCGGAAAGTTGAAAAAATTACGCATCGCCGGGAATTGCCCAAAGACGTGCTTGAGCGGTTCGTGGCGGCAATTCAAGCAGAGTATCCAGATTCAGGTTTCAATCATCCGAAATCAGATGAGAAAGTTTTGGCGCATTACCGATGCCCGGCTGAGCATCGACGAACGCCAAACTGGGCGTTCATCTTATCGACCTCGGGCAATCAATTTTATTTCAACGAAGAGACTGGCGAGATTTTCGTTGGCGATAATAACAGACTATAGGAGTGTGATTGAACCAACAACGTAAAGAACGCTGGCGCCGCTGGGGTGGCGATACGATCTATTTCACCGAAGCCCGTGGTGTGTTCAGTGGAAAGATTCGCGTGGAGTTTGAATTTCGTCATGGCGACTTGCTTCATGCTTCTGTTGTTGGTGCGGGTTATAGCATACCATCCGATGGCGTGAGCGTGACACATTTACGTGAAAACAGCATATTGCGGGGGGATGAATAAATTTTACTTGCTTTTCTAAAATCAAATTTGTATATTTTCGCCATGCGATGAACTGATTTGAAAATGTCGTAATCCTTTACTGTAAAACAGAAAGGCCACGCCGTACTCGTTAAAGGTATGGCATGGCCTTTTTTATTTTGTGCCTATGCCAACAGCAGATAACAACCTGCGCGAATCCCTGCACTATACTAATGCTTTACGGATTATTGAATCAGAAGGCACTGGTAAGGTCTTTGAAGTGGTATTGATTGAAAAGGGATTCTCTAAAAATCTCCATCCAGTCAACGGTTTGCCTATCGAATATGGGGAAGAGCTGCTCTCCAATGAAGCAACATTAAAAAAATTTGAAGGCGTGTCTTTGTATGCTTATGAGTTTAAGGGTGACAAAGATATGCTGTTTGAACATTTGCCGGATGCAGCCCGCGCAAAAGCTGAGGGCGGGGTAATTCTTAACAAGGTTGGATTTGCTGAAGGAGTGCGATATGGCGAATTTCAAAAACCGGATGGCAGTATCGGGCATGGCATCATTGCGAAAGCACGTTTCGTCAACGATAAAATTCGTGAGATGTTGCGCAACGCCTGGGACATGGGAAAGAAAGATATTGTGGGTTTCAGCATTGATGCAATTGCGCGTATGGGTGAAGTTATCAGCGAAGCTGGGACAAGATTCAATCGGGTAATGGAGTTTGTAGAATTGCCCGAGGTTACCATTGTCGATGAGCCGGGCGCGGGCGGTATTCTTGTCCGAATGCTGGCAAGTGCAAATAATAAAACTAAATTAACGGAGTCAAAAATGAATGAAAAATTGTTAGCCTTGCTTCGGCAGTTTGCCCCGCATTTGGTTGAGTCAATTACCGATGACTTGGCCGAAGACGTGTGCTCTGCAAAGCTGACAGAAATTTTGGACGGTGATCCGGTGAAAAAATTCTTGGCCGGACTTGCCGAACAGAAAGCGAAAGATGGCGGTGAAAAAGCCCCGGAAGATGTGAAGGAAACTCCTGCACCTTCCCCGGTCCCGCCGGCGTTGACGGTCGAACAGATCAATGACATGATTGCGAAAGCGTCGGCTCGTGCTGTTGAAAACGCGCTTTCCAATCGCAACAATGCCGCGTCGAAATTGGCTGCTTCACGCGAAAGCTTGCAAAACAAGCTGAAAGAATCTAACTTGCCGAAGGCGATGCAAGACGAAATCACTCTCGAGCATTATGATTCAGTGTTGAGCGATGAGCAAATTAACAAGCTTATCGCGCGCCGGCAGAACACCATCGCGGCACTCAAAGAATCCGGCCTGTTTGTTCCCGGTCAGGAAGCTGGAGTCACCATTTCAAAAGACCAGGAAGATAAGTGGTCGGATGGTTTGGTTGCTATGCTGATGGGTCGGCCAGAAAACGGAACGCCGGGGTTCTATTCGTTGCATGAATCTTTCCGCGTGATTACCGGCTTGAACGGCAGTGCGGAATATATCGGCGAGCGGCTTTACAACGACATTGCGCACTGCGTGACGCCGCGCCCGCAGTTGATTACGCAAAGCGCATGGCGTGGACAGCTTCGCGAGTCGCGTCTTGCAACCATCGGGCGAATCAAAGAAGCCAGCCTTGCAACGACAACGTGGGCGGAAGTATTCGGCGATTCGGTTCGTCGCGCCATGATCAAGTTTTACCAGGAAGCCGATTGGTCGACTTGGCGTATGATTGTCTCGGAAATTTCTAGCGCCTCGGATTACCGCACCATGCGCCGCGTTAGAATCGGTGGCCTAGCGGATTTGGCTGATGTGGCCGAGCTTGGGACATATCAGGAAATCAGCATTCCTGGAGACGAAGAAGAAACGTTCGCCGTTGGGAAAAAGGGCAACCTGTTTTCCTACAGCGAGGAGGCTGCAAAGAATGACGATCTCGGCGCTTTGCGTCGCATTCCGTTGCAAATTGGCCGCAGCGCGGCGCGGACGCTTTATAAATCCGTCTTCGATGTGTTGCGCTCGAATCCGGTAATGGGTGACGGCACTGTGCTTTTTCATGCCAATCACGGAAATCTTGGATCGGCGGCGTTTGATGCGGTGACCTTATTCGCTGCGATTACAGCAATGCGTGATCAAACCGAACTTTCGAGCAGCGAAGTTCTTGGCAATGCTGCACCGAAATATATCGTTTATCCGAATGAGCTTGAGAAGACGGTTTGGGAACAAGCGCGAGCATCAGTTTCTTCATCGGCAAGTTCTCGTGGTGAAACCGTAAACAACTTTTTCTTGTCGTTTAATCTCACGCCGGTGCCGCCTGTCGGCTATTGGACAGACAATAACAACTGGTATCTGATTGGCGATCCTGCCGTGTGCCCGACTATCGAAGTGGCTTTCTTGAATGGCCGGCAAGAGCCGGAAATTTTGATTCAAGATCAAGCGCAGCTTGGATCGGTTTTCACAGCGGATAAGATCACCTTCAAAGGCCGCTTGATTTACGGCGTGAAGGCACTTGACCATCGATTCATGTTCGGCGCGGTGGTTGCTTAATTCATAGACCATTGGGTGATATTCCTGGAACACATGTTCATGTGGAGTTGATCTTACCGCTGGTATTCCGCGCGCATTGACAATGGCAGCAAATGTCAACTTTGCCGCTGGTGAATCTTTGCGATTAAAACAGGAAGAGATCGGCACCGGTCTTGGTGTGGTCATTGATTACGGCGCCCTTGTCGTTGAATTTGAAGGCAGATAACTTTTCTGTATAGTCCAGTCGCAACAAAGGCTTGCTGGATGAAGTTTTGCAAGCCTTTGCGGTTTTTCCAGCGTCAAGGATTTTGACACTCAAGGAAGACAGCAATTTTATTTTGGTAGTTTCAACTGACGGGTGCAAGTACAACGTCAATTCGAAAACAGGCTTGGTTGAGGCATAATGCTGCGCAGCGACGTAATCAGTAATGTTCGGGTGAAATTGCAAATTCGCTCAAGTTCATCCGATACAATTTCTAATACAATTCAGGAAAATGATAT